CTCGTCCAAGGGCTCGTCCAGACGATCTGCTTGGTACTAAGGTTGGCGTACTGCTCACAGCGCCGAACACCGTTCCTAAGACAGATACCTTATTCCCAGACTTTGACCCTACCTCTTTCACCTTTGACACAAAAGAGCAGGCTAGCGCTTATATAGACAGTCTGCCACCTGAGGAGAGAGCTAAGGTACCCTATATTATAGTCGGCGGAAAGCGAGCTCTAAACTCCGCTTATGTTAACCTGGATAGTGCTCCAAGTGACCGTATTGGGACCGTAGGGTTTCAGGATTTAGGTCAACGGGGTGACGTACGTCAGGGAGCTGCAGAAACAGTTCTTCAGGACAAGGTGGTACCTGTAGAAGACACCAGTAGTCGTGGTCGGAACTTAGACGCAGACAACCTTACTGGTTTCGATCCTGGTCAAACACCTCTCGATGATCGTATGAAATCTGACCGTGTGTCTGAGGGCTTTAACGAGTCAGCAGGTCTTGAGGAAGCAGCTGACACTGGGCCTACACGGGTAACGTATAGGAATGCGGTTTATGATATCTACCCTGATGGACGTGTTGTTAGCGCAACAGGCGAAGTGCCAGCCGATACCCCCTGGTATGAGAGCGTTGTCAACCAAGCAAATCGTATTAAAGCTGCAGTACCTCGTATGGGGACCGTAGGGTTCCAAGACACAAGCCAAGGTGCTCCTGAAGCTCCCACAAAGGTTGGACGGTACTTTGTCTATCCTGAGGGACGTGTTGTTCACACAACCGGTGTCGAAGTACGCGCTGACACTGACATGAAACGGGAGCTTATCGAAGCCGCAAAGCGTATTAAAGCCGAGTCAGCAGGAGAGGAAGAACTAGCTGTTGGTGTCGAAGCTATCGTCGAGGGCCTGATAACTGATACAATAAGCCAAGCTGAACTCGAATCTTTAATTAAGGAATTAGAGGAGAAGTTCACACAAGAGAAGGTTCAACAAGCACTTGTACTCGCTCTGAATCCACAACAACAACAACAATAAGAATGTAGGAGTAACACATGGCTGGTCTACCTGATACCTTTAAACCTGTTAATGTAGCTGAAGAGAAGGATGAGTTGGGTCGTCCGATCAATCGAGTTGAAGAAGGGGTGAGCGCTCTTAGTGCTGCCCCAGTAACTCAGGGTGCTACACCAGCCCCTGAGCCTACTCCTGTGTCTACTCCTGTACCTGAGGCTAAGGATAACCTATCTACTTTTGTCTTCGAAGAGGAGGAAGCTGCAGATAACCTGTCTACCTTTGTCTTCGAAGAAGATGAGACTAAAGATAACCTGTCTACCTTTGTCTTTGAGGGAGAGCCTACTCAGGGCGGGCCAGAGGGTGAAACAATACGACCTGCGTTACCATACAGTGGTGAAGGTGGGGACAGCCGAGGTATCCGTTTCTCAGGTATCGAGGCCGTCGACGAGGTGCTGCAAAGGTTTGACACGGGTTCGTTAAACAGAAAACGAGCTCTAGAAGACCCACAGGTTATCGCTCTGATGCGAGCTGGCCTAGAGTTTAGGTACGGGGATAGGGGTATACTTCGTAAGGCAGCTGGCGCTGTTGCATCAGGTATCAGCACAAACTACTCCAAAGACATGGAAGACAAAGACGTGTACGAGATGTGGGAGAACTGGCAGCGCTCCTTCCACGGTGGTCAAACGTCTACCTTAGTTTCAGAAACAGTATTCCTCTCTAATCTAGAAGATGACGAGAAAGCATTTGCTGCGGCTCAGTATCTCTTGTTTGATAAGTCCCCTAACATCTTCTCAGAGGATGTGGGTTGGATGGAGATGGCTGACGGTATCTGGGATTACACACGAGCTGCTGTGTGGGACTCTACTACATTAATGTCGGCTGGTGTTGGACGAGCCTTCTCTATCGGAGGGTCTAAGGCTGCTGCGACAGCACTAAGGGCGGCCACCATGGTTGCCTTCAGGTCTGAGATACGGAAAGGTGCTACTCGCGCTGTAGCTACTCAGGCTGCTAACTCAGCAGCGAGGAAGGCCTTTGTAACTATTGGTGCTTCCGAAGTTGCCAAGTACTCAGCCGTAGACTTTGTAGCCAACGTAGCTGGTGACGTGCTCTATCAGAACCTTATGATGGACGTGGGTGTTCAGGAAGAATACTCAGCAGTACAAACAGGTATTGCAGCATTAGCGACTATTGCAATCCCTGCTGTACTGGCTACCTCAGCTGGTTACAATGCTTTTGCTAGATCAAGTGCAGCCCCAGGTTTCCTTAAACCATTTGTTGATGTAGCTGAGAAGTTCCGTGGAGCTACTAAGGAAGTCATAGACAAGCAGATGTACGCACGTATCAACTGGGACATGGTTAAAGGCCAATTCGCTGAGACCATCGAGGACTTCAGTAAAAACAGAGGTATGTACCAAAAGTGGTCAGACTCCCTTGCTGATGCTAAGGAGATGTTTGGCAGCGGTATATCTATGTCTGAAAACGAAAAGGTCTTTATACGTGGCTTTATGTTTGGTCCTGCGGATGGGTCGCGCAACGGTTTTGTGCAGACAATGGAAGAAGCTGGTCTAGTTTACATTAACAGAGACGCAGACGATAACATTACTAACTTTATTGGTGACGCTATGAGTTGGTTGCAAGAGAAGGAGGTTACTGGTTACATCGATGCCTTCGTCAAGGAGTTTGAAGACTTTGCGATAGAACCGTTTACGGTAGGTACGCGAGAGATATCGAGTATAAAGGGCATAAAGACAGGTAGAGAACTTGCAGAGTTCTGGCGTGTACGTCAGAGTGAGGTGGGTTCACGTCTGTGGGATTCTTCTGAGGTAAAGCGTCGTCTGGGTCGTTCTGGTCGTCGAACTGGGCCTGCCGGAGAGGGTGAGGCTACAGCTACTGATATAATTGATGCTATGCTAGTTAAGCCAACTGAAAAGATACCTGAGAAGCAGGTAGGAGCTTACATCGGTTCTATGTGGAAGTCAACTCTGACAGCTACACAAGCCACTACAGGGGCTAACCTTAGAGGTTGGGCTGTCTACACAGGTCTAAACAGTGTGTCTGACCTCGTTAGCGGTGCCTTAAACATGGGTGTAGGTGGTATTCAGAAAGCCATAGGTTCTGGGGATGCCGCTAAAGTAACATTTCAAGCAGGACGAGCTAGTATACTAGGTTCGATGCGTCGAGGCGTGGCCTTTGTTGGTATGTCTGATACTATTGAAAGTTCCAAAGGACTCCTCAGTCAACTTGACCCAAAGGTTATGCGAGCCTTGTCGAGAGATATGGGTGGTGACTCTGGTGCTGCTGCTGGTGCAGATACAGTTAAGTTATTTGGACTTAACCCTGACTCTAAGATACTTAAAGCAACGGAGGCTACTCGTAACTTCCTACAGATTATAAGCGGTATCAAGCTTCAAGATGAGGTAACAAAGCAACTAAACTTTATAACGCACGTAGAGCAGTATACTCGCCAGTTCTACGGTAAGTCATACAACGACTTCATGGACGACCCTCTTCTTGGCTTCATTGAGATGCAAAGTCCTAAGTTCCATGATACTGTTATTAGGAACTCACTCGACAGAACACTACGTGAGACAGGCAGTCTTGCATGGTCTGGGAAGGAAGGCTCTAAATTCGCACTGAAAGTAGCAAGGCGCATTGAGGGTGTCTCCAGGGACTCAGTAGGGGGTTACCTCATACCTTTCGGTAAGTTCTTTAACACAGCGACGGCAATGATTGGTGACTCCTCAGGTATAAACTTAGTTAGGTACTCCGCGAATGCTCTTAGCCGAGACCCGACTAGGCTTGCTTCAGAGGAGTTTTCGACTCTAGCCTCTAAGGCTATTGTAGGTTGGACCGGTGTTTCTCTCTTGGCAGTTGCTAAGTTAAATAACATCGAACAAGGCCTCTCTTACAATATGGTTCAACGAGACGACGGCTCTATCCGAGATGTCTCTATGGACTTCCCAGAGGCTATCATGCATGCCACAGCCCAAGCCGCTGCCCACTACAAGAGGGACGGAAGGATTCCAAACGACCTATTTACTGAGATCGGTGATCTTCTACTGGGTAACACGACTAGGTCTGGTGCTAACACCTTTAAGTTTATCTTAGACACACTATCGGGTGATGTAGGGCCAAGGGATTTAATCCTTACGTTTATGGAAGAGACTGTTAAGACTGCAGCTGGTTTCACAAGACCACTAGACCCTGTTAACTCCTTGATAAAGCTAGTTGAACAAGACTTCGATGAACCTGATCGCAATACATCTGGTGATCGCTGGACTGACCACTATATGGTTAAGAAGGGTACACGGTACACTGACCAGTTCTTTGAACTATTTGGGCTTGGACCAGAAGATACACCAAAGGCCTCTATGGGTATTGAGACCTACGGATCATCTAGCGCGGAACCATCCCTTACACTGGGTACTCGTAATGCAGGTGGTCTCCCTCTTTCCCGTAAGATGCTGAACGCGATTGGTAAGGCAGACTGGAGCACCTTCCAGTGGGGCGGAGATAAGGAACTAAGGAGTTATATGAACCGCCGTATGGAAAACATCTTTGAGGCGCATGCTGCTGCCCTCTATGAGGATAACCCAGACTTCTTTACGCTGCCTCTCCTTCGACAGGAGGTCCTTGTTGGGCAGCTGGTTACAGAGTCCAAGGAAACTCTTCAAAACCTATTTGAACTGGTAGGTGGTCCTGAGATGCAGTACCGCAGGCGTTTGGACAAGGTCAATAAAGTACATCTTCAGGAAGCTATGCGTGACTACGGCCTAGGTGGTAACCTACTGGATAAAGTAGGTCTTGGCCCTGGTCTCCTAGGTCTTCTTGAGGAAGAAGGAGGCTTGGAGAAGATTAATATAATACTCAGTATAGCTGAAGGTACAAAGGATCGTCTTTCCGACTAACTGTTAAACGAAGAAAAGCCCCCTCCCTGGAGTTAACCAAGAAGGGGGCTAGTTGTAGTCAGTCTAGTCACTTATTATATCGAAGCAGTAGTTCAACGTACTTATATGCTTCTTCTACGAGTTCTTCTGCTCGCTGTCCTCTACCTGAAACTAGTAACCCAGATAGGACTGAGGCTGCTAGTAGTTCCCGTGGAGCGGGGAGACTCTCTTGTTGGGGAACGATATCAGGTAGTATCTCTTTAGGCTTCTCTTTAATGAAGTCCTTAGCCTCTTGTTCCAGTGATGGAGTGGGAGGCTTCTTCCGTTTAAGGGGTACCTTAGACAAGGCCGAAGACGCTAACACCTACGACAAGGATAGTAGCACCGATTACGATGTATGTAATATTACCTTTAAAGTCAAAGTTCATAGTCATTACTCCTGTATGTTACGTTACTTAGAGGAGTATACCATAAGCATACCCCTCTTGTCAAGCCTTATTTAAGCGTAGGTGTTAATGACTTCATCAACAAGGCCGTGTTTCAAGCACTCGTCTGGTGTCAACCATTCATCTGTAGCATGTAGGAGGTGCTTACGGATGTACTTAACGGACTTCTTAGTGAACTTCCGGTAGTGGTTCTCCATTCGGATGCCAGCCATATCAAACTCTTTGAACTTAGCATGAAGCTCGTGCTCCTTACCTTGTGATCCCCAGCTGTACTGGTGTGACATCACTGAGGTATTGTGTGTCACCATACGACGCTTACCTGCCATGATAGTAAGGACACCGCATGAAGCAACTAGGCCGTGGCCGATGGTGTTGACTGGTACCTCTGACATCATCATAGCATCAATAAGGTGGAAGGCTGAGTGTACTGAACCTCCTGGGCTATTGATAACTAGTGTAATGTTCTCTGGGCGTAACTCCTCTGGCATGATATTGTACTCATAGATTTGGGCTACCAGTGGCATTATCTTCTCTTGATCGAACTTCTCAGTGAGGAACAAGATACCAGCTTCACGAACGTAAGTCCCTGGAGCCTGTATCTGAGGTGGTGCTGTAACATCCGCCTTGTCCTTGTTCTTCTTGCTGCTCTTAGACTTCTTGCTGCCATTGATAATAGAGTTAAACATTTAGTATCCTTACACTTTGGAATTGATTTGGGTCTCGAACTCTTTCAGACGCTTATACACTGAGAGTAGCTCAATGACAGTAGACCATGACTTAAAGATGTACATCATGGAACCTTCTACTCGACCAAAGGCACGTAGGATTTGTTGCATAACCCCTAGTGTAATAGCACCACTTACGATAGCTGGTGCAAGGATTACATAACCTACTAGTACATTAGCTTGAAGACATGCAAGACGGGCTACGTTAAACACTGCGTACCTTGCATAGTTAGTATAGTGTATCTTACGCACAGTGTCAAACACTTCGTTGAGTGTCTTAGGTCGTACGCTTCCATCATCTTCAGCAATGACTAGAACCTTACGGTAAGCTGCTTCACGGGCTTGGATATCGTACTCGATGTTGACTAGGCGTAGTACGTAACCTACTACTAGCAGCACGACTGTGATACCAGTTGACCAGATGATAGCTGACGCTACTAGACCATACTGCCACTCACCGAAGAAGGTGACTGTGATACCAGCTGAGAGACCCATAAGGATTGGGAAGAAGGCTACAAGAACCATTACGCTCTCGACAAGGGATACACCTAAACCCTCCATGATACGTGAGAACTTAACTGTGTCTTCTTGGACACGTTGTGAAGCTCCTTCGATACCTCGTGCTTTGTGGAAGAGGTCGTGGTAGGTGTCTACCATAGAGGTACGCCAGCGGAACAGCCAGTGCTGTGTAAAGAAGCTCACAGAGAGGGCTACAGCGATGTAGATAGCTGCTACCTTACCAAAGGTCGCTAGCTGGCCGTAGTACTCTCCTAGGGTCACTACACGGTCTCCTGAGAGGGCTTCCCCAATCATGTCGTAGAAGGAACCGAACCACTCGTTAATCTTTACATCTAATTGAACTTGATACCAGAGGGACGACAAGATAAGGACTGACCCTCCGTAGGCCCATAGGACCCACTCTCTTGTTTTAAAGAAGTTAAGCATTAGTTATTCTCCTACTTTGTTGTAGCGATACTCGTAGATAGCAGGACCCCAGGGTACCTCAGTAGACTTAAGTCGGTCGATCTGCAACCCGTCGTCAATCACTACAAAGTTCCAAGGGTCCGAGCGAACCAGTAGATCATGTCCGAATGTAACAGGGATACCCATCTCAATAAGGTATCGAGCCATATCAACGTAGGCCCTCCCAAACATCTGAGCAACTTCGATTGTCGTCACATTGGTTGGTATAGCTTGTAAGTAGGGAGGGTGAAACCAAAGCTCACCTTTTACAATAACACGTTCACCAGCTAACGCAGCAAAGGCGCAAGAAGATACACATGTTGTTCCTTCGGGGATTACGACTGCTGAACCTTCTTCCGCAATGAGGCGACCCAGACTTAGGCCTGAGTAGAACTCACCGCCGTTACCTGATAGCACGACGGTGAGTACTTCATTATCTTTAAAGACTTCATAGACACTATTAACTTGCCAGCTGGTTGTTGCACCACTGATGACCACGCTGCTCGTGACTGGGTCGAAGGTTACTTTAGCTTGAGCTGCCCCCGTACTTAGGGCTAACCCCGCCGCTAACGCTAGTGTCTTAATCATTTGTGAATCTCCTTCAGTGTTTCGTTAGCCCACTGTAGGTACTGTTCAGCTTTCGCCATGTCCTCTGTAGGGTTGCCTTTGTAGAAGGCACGGTGGTTGTACTTCATTACGTTACCACGGCAGTATGAGATGAAGCCTTCTTTACCAAGTACTTGTTTGATGTAGTCGATACATTCAATACCGTCTGCATGGTTGTAGTGAAAAGGCTTATCGATGTTATTGTACTGATCTGGGACACTGCACTCGCTGCAGATACCGTCATCGTCCAGTAGGTAGTCACACTCATCACAGTAAGTCATTGTATCTTCTCCTTGTTTACGTGGAGCATTATGTATTCTAAGCATAGAAGTCTCTCTTTCACATTACATTAAGTTATTATATACCCTCAGCGTAGAAGGCTCGTACCCACATGGCACAGATGTCTGATCGAACGATATCGTCTAAGTTGAACTCAACGACAGGAACTGGTAGCTTGTGTTTCTTAGCGACATTGGTGATGGTAACTAAACCTGAGTCACCCTTCAGGTCTGTCTGCTGTACGTCCCCGTTGAGAACGATTGTAGTGCCTTCCCCTACCCGTGTGAGTAGCATCTTAAGCTCTGCTGTTGTTATGTTCTGAGCTTCGTCACAGATGATGAAGGCATCGTCAAAGGAACGTCCTCGCATCAAAGCTAAGGGTGCAATCTCAATATTACCTGACTTGAGTGCAATCTCTACAGTAGCTTTACCTAGGTGCTTAATCAGGATATCGAGAACAGGTAAGGCCCAAGGTGCTACCTTGTCGAGGAGTTCCCCAGGGAGTATACCGATGTCCTTGCCAACAGAAACCATAGGACGTGTAATAACAATCTTCTCAATCTCCTTAGTCAGGTACATGTCAGAGGCTAGCGTAGCTGTGACATAAGTCTTACCGGTACCAGCTGGGCCGAATACAATGACTTGGGATGACTCAGTAATAGCTTTAATCAACTTACCTTGGTTGTCAGTCTTAGGAACGATACCAGAGGTTGTCTTCTTAGCAGCGCCCTTGTAGGTAGTCTCTGCTGCCTTACGTGATCTTGCTTTGGGCTTTGCTTTCTGTTGCATACTGTGGCTCCTATTAAATGTAATAAAGGGAAGCGCCTCTCGGTGCCTCCCCTAAGTGTATCATACTTTGTACTAGCTTGTCAAGCTTGTTGATGCCAGTCAGGGGAATTGAACCCCTCGATAACGGTGCTACTGACGCCTAGTGTAGCTGTGTTACCGGCAAACCTGCACTGACGTCTGGCCCCCTCTTAGGGGGTGTGTGTGCTAAAGGTTTTTAATGTACTTGTCAAGTTCTTCATAACCACCAATGTAGTTCCCTTGTGAGTTCCATATCTGTGGTACAGTTGTAAGAGATGCTTTACCTAATAGGTCCTTAACCCACTTAGAATTATGTATGTTATATGATACGGAACTTATCTTGTTGTCTTTCATTAGACGTTTAGCCTTGTCACAGTATGTGCAGTTTTCTTGTGTAATGATGATGAATGTCATTTATCTACCCCCTACAGGTGTGAGCAGTTTAAACACATGCTTAGGTGGCTAAGTTTAACGGATTGGGCAAGCAC